CTTTTTCTACGTGGAACCTTTTCGTGAAACATTGTCTGTCAAGGTAGAGAAGGGGTGGGGTCTTTGTTACATGTTTCCCGTGCTGTAGGTGGACGGGGCCATTGGGGTGTCATATAATCGCCGGTATTGTACTGCGAGATAGCGGAACGCATCGGCGATATGTATTGCCCAGTTCTCTAAGGGTGCCTTCTTATAGACTCCTCTTTTCTCATCGAACTCACGTTGAAATTCGCGTATGGCTCTGATGGCTATGTCGCAGTTGATTTTATCGATTCTCATTCGCGGGAACATGTAGCGTACAGATTCTATGCCGTCTTCGAGTGATACTTTAGGAACCATCTGAAAATGCCAGCCGTACTTTCGGGCTGACATTAAGCGAGACTCAGTGTGTTCCCATCCTTGGTGCTTTTGGTCGATGTCATGCGGCCCAAAGTGGTAGCCCCATTCGCATCCGAAATTCTGGCGTACTCTTTCGGCTTCATCGAGATAGGATTTAAAACCACGGCCAGTATCGTGAATAAGATAAAGGATGTGTACATAACGGCCAGTAACTTGAAAGAGAAGTCCTGCTGTAGCATCTGTTCCCCCTAAATCCCATACGCTATGCAGCTTTAGCCTTGGGTCTGGTTTCAATTGCATGATGCGACCTTCGCGCACCATATCGCTCATTTCTCTGGTATAATAGGCACCCAGGTTTCCGACTTCAAAATCAACGTAGAATTCCTGCCGTATAAGCTCTTCAGACATGCCAAGGTCTTTGGCACGCTTGATGTCTGCCATCGTTATGATAGGCGAGCCATCGCATTTAAAGGTCTGTTCTACGCTTAAATGCTCTACGTGGTAATCAGGAAGGTCTTTGACTTGGTTATAGACTTCAAACCCGTGATTCATTCCCCTGGGGGTGTATTGTAGAATCTCTCGCCCTTTGTTTTGGACGATAATTGGATTGAGGTATTGACGAGCCAAAGGATTGTGAAGGCTGAACTCGCTATAAATAATGGTAACAGGATTAGACCCCATGAGTCCGTTGTAATTATTGCTGCCTGCCAGAATAAGTTTAGAACCATTAAAGAGAGTGATTTCCATTCTTGCTTCATTGCGTTTAGCAACAAGCGACTTCGGTATCGCATCCATGAACGGTCTGCCATCGAAATCGAGTCCATCCCAGATAACCGAACGGGCTTGTTTGTGAAGTGGGAACAGGTACACATGCGTCCCGATTCTACGCAATCCGCGCAGAAGCCATGCCTGGATAGAAAATATGTCCTTTCCTGCTCGGCGATGGATGACCGCGCAGACGTTCTTGTCCTCGACCATAGCGCGGAACATGCGTGCTTGATGAGGGTAGGGATTGATGTTCGGAATCCGTATATAAATGACTTAATCCTTTTCATTATAAGAACTTCTCACCCGCATGATTTTCAAAGAGTTTTGAGTCTCTTACATATTCTAATACCGTCTCTGGTTTTTTATGCCTTGAAACTTCCATCAATTTGAAAATGTCTGCGCCAGCTTGAGCGCCAGAGGTTATAAAACCAGAACGAAGACTATGACCTGAGAAATTATCAATGTTCAATCCACACATTCCAGTATATCGTTTGATTATATTACTTACTGAGCGAGAGCTTAAAGCCTTTTCCTGTACTTTGTTGCCCTTTCTAATTGAACGGAATATTACACCTTGGTTTATATCAGCTTCATAACACCATTTGTTTAACCATTCAACAACACGAAATCGGGTACCATTTAAGATAGCAATGGTCTGTCCTTTTCCTTCCTGGTCGCCTTTGGATTTACGGATTATGACTTTGATACCTTCAGGTGTTCTTTCTATGTCATTAATCGTAAGAGCAACTAACTCTGAACGCCGGAATGCTCCAGCAAAACCTAAAAGTAATAATACTTTGTCGCGCAAACCTATGAGTGTTTTATCACAATGAGAAATTATGGATTCTAAGCGGTCGGCAGTAATAGGGGCTTTTTTGTTTGGAGCTGTCCCCATAGTACGTTTTATGCCCTTTAGGACTGACCTAACTATTTTATGTTGTGTTGGATTTGGCAATGAAAGAACTTCGTGTGCCATCTTGATAGCAGCAAGTCTTCGAACAAGTGTAGCTGGTTTAATTCCGTAACTAGCTTCCATAGATAAAAAGTTAGCAATATTTTCTGGTGAAGACGGTATAGGTTCAATTCCCAGAGATTTGCAGTAATCAGAAAATATTCTGAAATCAATTCGATAAAACTTCTTTGTGCTTTCAGAAAGAACTTGACTTGCGAAAAATCTTGATTCAGTGCTAGCAGTAACAAGTTCGTTCACTTTGTGTTCAATAGTACATATTTCTTTCTCGCTCATAATTACATCCTAGAATGGGACTTATATGAGCTAGAGTATCACACAGACTCATTAATGGGTCTATCATAATTGCCGTAAGCGGGTTCAATCGAATGACGTTCGTCACGGTATGGGTGAGCAGCCATTTCCGCCAAAGGTGGGCGATGACCATATTTCTCAACTTCACGCTGACGGCGCTCTTCAACGAAGTTGTCAGGGTAAAGACTATTTCCCGTACTTGCGTCTCTCATGTTCGACCCTCTCATTATGTCGGGCTTCATGCTCACGCTGATTCGAGTAGCCAATCGCTACGGCTTGCTTGATTGGCTTACCCGCATCAATTTCAGTTTTGATGTTCTCTTGACGAGCTTCATCTGAACCAGATTTAATTAACGGCATAAGAACTCCTATGCAGCTTGACCTTTCTCTAAGTCAGCAATGCGAGCAGTTGCATCTTCAAGCTGTTTATTAACACCTTGAACTTGCTTATTCAATTCATCAACAACGTCTTGAAGTCTTTTGCTTTGCTTCTCTAACAAAAGCGCATGAGCCTTTAATTGAAGGCTTGCAGTTAAGCTTTCATTCAACATGCCTTTGTGAGCATCCAACTGCGCCATTAACGCTTCAGCACCTTGGCTGTGATTAATAACTTGTTGCGTCAGGTTTTTATTAGCTTCAGTTAATTCATTCACTTTCTTTTGCAATTCTTCAGACATGGTAAAATTATCCTTAATTATTTCGACAGTTCTTTGTTAGCTTTGGCATCAATGCGATGTTCCATCTCTAACGAAATGTGACCCTTGTTATAAGCTTCAGACGCACGTGCTTTTGCATTGGCTGCATGAGAACGGTCTTGAACTGGATAGCTTCTATCTGGCCCTGCGAAATCAGACTTCGGTAACGAATTTCGCTCTTTCGTTGACAACTTCGACATGATGACAACTCCTATATAGTGCAAAAAATATACGCACAATTTAATCTCTATATCATACATTAGTTTGCTTAATTATAAAATTCATAAACCACGATTAAGCCTGAACCACCATCTGTACCAGCGGTACCATTAGTACCAGCGTTTCCGTGTGTTCCGCCAGCGCCAACACCATAACTATATGTAGCTGAAGGTGCTGTAATTAAAACATCGCAACCGGCACCAGAACCACCACCACCACCGCCAGGGCCAGCACCAGTACAAGCACCACCGCCACCACCACCGCCTGTGTTTGTTGCGCCGCCAGTACCACCAGCCGTATATGTTGAGTTACTAGAACCGCCAAGGAACGATGCTGCACCATGACCGCCTTTAGAATTAAGCAATCCTGTTCCGGCTGTTCCATAGATACCACCAGAACCACCACCACCAGCAACAGCCATACCGCCAGGGGAAGCCGTGTTTGTTGTTACGACACCACCAGTACCACCAGCCCCACCGTTAACGCCCGCTGTGCCAGCATTACCACCAGCCAAGCTAATGATTGAACCGAAAGTGGTTGCACCACCGGCGGTTTGAGTACCACTGTCTGTCGTTCCTGAACCTGCACCGCCGCCACCACCTGCGACAGCAAGAACGCGGATATATGCGCAATTTGCAGGTGTCGTATAGGTTCCACTTCCTGATGTAAACTTCTGAACTGTTGGTGCTGTGTATCGAACAAATGCTCCTGCCGAACCGGCATTAATAGCTAATGCTGTTGCAACGCCTGTACCCAATCCAGTGATACCACCTACTGCGACAGCCGCTGCCGTAGTTGCATTGCCTGCCGTTAAACCAGCCGCTGTGCCAGTCAGATTAGTTGCTGTCATTGAAGACGGCGTACCACCCGCGCCATTGAATGTGACGAATGCGCCAGCCGAGCCAACATTGATTGCCAAGGCAGTAGCAACGCCAGTACCTAGACCTGTGATACCACCCACGGCAACTGCGCTAGCAGTCGTGGCATTACCGGCGGTCAAACCTGCGGCAGTACCTGTCAGATTTGTCGCCGTCATAGATGATGGTGTTCCACCAGCACCGTTAAAAGTTACGAAAGCACCCGCTGAACCTACATTGATTGCAAGTGCTGTGGCAACACCAGTTCCAAGACCTGTTATTCCCCCAACAGGAACTGAGCTTGCGCTAGAAGAAGATGTCGCAGTTGCAGCATTACCGCTGATGTTTATGCCCCATGTTCCTGAAGCACCTGAACCAGTTTTTCCTGGAAATTGCGCAGCGAAATCTGAATAGTGCATTGCAGCGTCAGTCGTTCCGCCGCGCACAAAATACATTAAATCTGTGGCATTATTTGTCGTTATTGGGTTTGCCGCAAATACCTGAACTAAATTTTCGCCAGCCATAATGCCACCATCCTTAAGTAGTTTTAACCAGTAATAAATCCTGCCCATTCATTAACATAAAATTAGCGCCTGTCATTAACAAAAATGCAAACATTGGCGCGAATGGTTGTGGAATAACATTCGATACACCAAATGTAGAACCCATCATAATGTTATTGATAGGCTCAAGCGTAAATTCATTAATTCGCCTTTGCATAGATTGCTACTCCAACATAAGCACCACCACTATCAGGAGTGATTATGCTTAATGAAGAACCGGCAGGAAGAACTCTTTGTCCTGGACAATATTCTGAATTGCTTGTTGCAAATGCTGCATTGTTTGGAACTGTTGCTGGACTTCCTGAATAATCAACCCAAATATTTGAACCGGCTGAGTAAGAAAAACAAACTTCATAATCTAGTACACCAGTATCTGATGGCAGCGTAATGGATTGAGCAACATTCTGTCCAATCAACGCACGGTAAATTAAGTTAGAAACATTTGGTGCATAAGCATTTCTGCCTTGTCCATCGGTACCAAAATTCAAATTATTCGTAGTCATTCATTTCTCCTTAAGCAGATTCGTAGAAGAACGAGCAGCGTACACCTTTCGTTCCTGAGTTTGTCCATCCTGAACCATTGTCACCTATTACAAATGCGCCAGATGTAGCGCCACCACTTCCAACTGCACCATAAACTTGCGCTGAGTAAGCACTGTTATCGACTGCTCTGCCAACTGCGAATGTTATTCCTAATGCACCACCTGTCACTGGCAAAGTGAAAGCAAAACCTGTTGCATTACTTGTGCCGGACATATCTAAATCGACAAATACTGTTTTACCAATTTGTTTGTAACGCGCAATGTTTGTAGTAGGTGTTCCACTGAAACCTGTGTATGTCGGTGTCCATGTAGACCAAGCACCAGGAAGAAAAGATAAGTTTCCAGCACCATCAGTAATGAGAGGTGCATTTGCTGTACCATCTGCGGCTGGAACTGTAAAAAGTATTGAGGTTGCTTGAGCAGTGGCTACTTTAAATCCGGTGTATTGTGTTATGGCAGCATTGTATAATCTAATCTGTCCGCCTGCTGTTGCTGTGCTATCAATAAAATATGTGTAGGAATTCTTATTGCTTAAAAGCAATGGAATAGCACTATCTGCTCCTGCTGAACCGACAGCCGGTGCATGACCTGTAGCATTGTTTGTAATTTGAATATAATTCACAGCACTTGGTGTCGCTGTAAATCCAACCATCACATTTCCATTAGCATCAAGAATACTTGTTGGTGCGATAGACGTAGCCCAGGTCGGAACACCTGAACTATTCGTTGTAAGCATTGAATTAGTTGCGCCAACTCCCAAACCACTTACCGCAGTTCCTGAAGTAGCATACCAAGCTAATTGATTTTGAGTTCCTAAATTTACAGTTCCCGTTCCAGCCGAACCACTGATTGTGGCAGCAATAATCGCTGTGTTAGAAGCATTCTTAACCCAGAACTGATTAGCGCCAAGGATAGGAAGTATCGTATCTATTACATCCACAATGACGGCTGAATAGTTGTATCGAGGGCCAATCTTCTGGTCTACTAATTGAGCTTGCTGGTCTACAAGCGTGAGAATGCCAAAATCATTATTCAGCATACTAGGAACGAAATTCGTGTTGGTATAGAGGTTCTCTCGGTCAGCCGGTGTTTGACGGGTTACAGTGATAATGTCACCTGCACCTGCACCTGTTACCAATGTGACCTGAACTTCTTGAAGAGCGCCTATAAAGGCGACTGAATAACCGGCAGGATATGCCAGTTTCTGAGTAACATCATTCGGCGAACTTCCCGAAGGGGTTTGATAGACGACAACATCAGAAGCAGCATTAGCTGTCCAGTTCGTACCAAAGACGGTCTGACTCGCTATGGCGATAGCTTGAGTGTACGGAAGTATATCACCTATGACGACTTGAGACATAATTTAATCATCCTTAAATTAACGATTCTGTAGCTCGGCTGCCCTCTTGTTCCTCGGCAAGTCAAAACCTTCGATAAGTTTATCACCTAAGTAATGACCGTACATAGCACCCGATATAGGCAGCATGTGTGCCGCTGTTTTCAAGTCTTTCTCATTCCAGTCACGGCTAGAAATCATTCCTAACACATCAGATATTCGTGTTGCCGTTGAACTGATAACATCACTTGTACCGAAAATACCAGTCTTCATTCGGTTTTTGTATTTATCGTTTTTTAAATCACCTAATAGCTTGTCACTGGTCATTAAGTTGGCAATAGCTAGTAGATTCCCTAAAGAACTGGTAACTCCACTATCTTGCCAAGCTTCATAAGCATGTTGTTCAGGAGTCATGTTATCCGGCCATGCGTCCTCTCCACGCGATATACGCCTCATAGGACTGACCAAGGAACCAGCCCCTAGCATCCACATGGCTTTAATTAATAACGCGCCATCAGGGTGCTGTAATGAAGGAATGAGGTATCTATTCGTGGCAGCGTAAGTCCAGCCTGTGAAGGTATGGAAGAACATACCCAGAAGATTATCAGCCAGGAATGGACTATCAGCCATGCCCTTCCAAACCAAGGTATTTTGAATGCCGCGAAAAACGGCATCATTAAACACGTTAGAAGCCTCTAAATCTTGCCACTGCCAAGACTTTGACATGTAGCCACCTAGCTTAGTCTTAAAGCCCTGCGCTTCCTTATAGGCGTTTACCATGCGCTCACCCCATTCTTTTGGGTCTATCCCATACTTTCTGAGGTAAAGCGATTCTTTATCGGATAAGTTGCCAGCAACCTGTTTGTGAAGCAGCTCCATAAAACGAGACTGAATGACACTACCATGCGCACGTTGGATACCATTATCGATATAGGGGCTTAAATCTGTAAGCGCAGAGAAGTGAGAGAACTTCTCAATGCCATTCACAATCTTGCCCATGTTGATATAGGGCTGTAATTCTGAGTGCCAGTTCCTATCAGCATAGTTATTCAGGACATCCTGATAGCCAAGGTTAACGTGAGGTGCCATTTCACGAAGTGCTTCTGCATCCTTAGTTTTTAAGATGCCGCCTAGACTTTCCATGATTGGATAAATACCATCACGAATGTAAGGCCAGATACCATGCTGGTATCCACCCCATGCCAAATCTGTCAATTGAGTTGCTGGTAGGTTATGTAGGTTTGCGGCTGCCGTTAATGACATCCACGTTCTACGTGCCATAATGTCAAAATCATCACGCTTGTTAATGCCCATCATTCTATTTTCAAAGAGACGTTTCATTGTTGTTTTGATGTCATTGAATTTCTCTGCTTCTTTCTTCAATAACTTCTTTTGTTTTGTAATCTCTTTTTCATCGGTTAATTTCTCAATGCGCTGATTTATGTAAGCACGCCTTGTTTTGTATTCTGTTAAAAGATTTTCTGCTAGTTCTTCAAAGTTTCCGTTAACAGTTACATTATCAAATGAAGTTTTTAAATGAGTTCGTTTTGAAAGATAGTTAACGTAATTTGCAGTCTTAGCAAAAACATCTTTGGTTAAGAAATTATTGTTATAAAGTATTTCATCAGGAATCATTAGCGTGCGTTTTTTCAATGGATTTGATTCGCCATTACCCATCACTTTACCAAAGACATCTGAAACAATATCTTCAGGGTGCATATTCATAATTGAATTGTAATATGCTTTAGCAGCGTTTTGCCTTACGAAATCATTAGTATGAACATCACGGAATTTTAATCTGTCATTCACGTCTTTGAATTTAAAGTTTTCAGGATAGTAAAGCCGTGGATTAATGTTACCACTTCGTGCTTGGTCGTAAAGACGATATTCTTCATCCGAGTGTTGACTTTTAAGTTCGTGCAACTTTGCTTCTTCGGCTTCGACTTGTTCTTTTTGCGCGACAAATTCTTCGGCATGAGGTTTAGCCTTTTCAACTGTTTCTTGTTTCTTTGTCGTGGATAATTTGCGTGACTTCTTTTTCTTTAAATCAGAAACGACAAGTTGCTGCTCATCTATTTTTTTCTGCAAGTCTTTCATCGGCTTTAACAAGCCTTTGAGTTCTTTAGCTTCATCCGCAGAAAGTGCATGAACATTATCAACATGAATGTTGTATTCAGGATTGTTGCGTAAATCATTTTGAAGTTTTTCTTTCATGTCAGTTAATTGTTGGCGCATCTTCGCCAATGTCATGACATGGTCATTCTCAATCCCTGTTCTCTTGTCAGGAATTTCTTTAACCCCAGAGGTTAATCTTTTTTGTTCAGGAACTTGATAGGTTCTAATCCCTGGGCCAACTTCAGTGGTATATGGCACGATGCCAGTACCAGGGTTCTGCGCAGCTTCTCTTTTCCCTAATGCTTCCACTGCTTCGGTATGGGCTGCTTCAAAATCTTTGATTTGAGTTTCCAAATCATGAATGGGTTTCATGGTCTGCGTAATGAAGTCATCCGAATCTGAAAGCCATTTAGAAACGACATTAGTCCATGCAACTTCATTGCCATTTAAAAACTGAGTGTCATAAACGCGCATCAAATATTGTTCGGCAGTTTTTGGCGGCATCCAGTTATCAGGAAGGTTATGTGCTTTACGATAATCCTTCCAGGTATTATCAATCACGTTTCGATACATTGAAGCTGCATCATTAACGGCTGCATGTTTGCTATTTTCACCAGAGTATAAAACTTTCTGAATCTCATCCATAAACTCTTCACGTCCAACGTAATCAGTTGACTGAGATTCTTTGGATAAGGTTTCGATAGACTTTTGCTTTATTGCACTCCAAGCATTCTGAATGTTCAAAGTAGGACGTGCTGTTATTTTATAACCATTGCGTTCTGCATGAAGAGCATCTGTTTGTACTTTAAGTGCTGTTAGCATGGCGCGAGTTTGTTTGACCTTCAATTCAAAACTCTTAGGTCTAACTCCACCAGCCGCTTCACCAGCCGTTGTAATGAAGTGGTCAAAGCCAGCATCAGCAAAAGCATTAGCGGCTTTATAATCTGACATCTTCAATTGAACTAACGGTGAACCGAAAATATATTTGATTCCAGGAATGTTACCTGATATTGCAGCGAGCGCTGCATTACCCACATAAGGAATCTTGAAGATACCACCCTTGTAGAAAGCAGCATCTGCATGTTCCTGTGCGCGTGTGACTTTAGCAGCACTTAATGAACCGCCGGTTGTATCGACAGCTTGAAAGCCTTCTAAGTCACCTTTCTCATTAACTTTGTATTTGAAGCCAATACCATCCAGCCAATCTCTGCCGAATTGTTTTAACTTGCTGAACTCAGCAATGTTAATTAATGATTTACCAGCACCGATTGCGCCGAAGAATGTCATGCCGAAAGCAGCATCAATAAATGTGTCTTTCAGAAAGTCTGGTAAGTTACCATCGACTTTATCAATTTGATTAGCACCTTCATGGATAGCTGCCGCTGCCAAGATTCCAGGGGATGACCTCATGAATGCAGATATAAAGCCAGACGCGACTTTTGCTTTAGTAGCAATGGAAGCTAATGGAATGAAGTTTTCAATGCTGCCTAGAGTAAGTCCTAAACCACCGCCTACAATCTTACCTAATGTGGAACCATTCTGAAGCTCTCTTGAACGCATTGCTTCATCATTAATACTGTCTAACTGATATTTAAAATCATCAGGATTCTTAGCATCCATTAACTTAGGAATAAATCGTGGGTCTACAGTATCGCTTAACTTATCGATTTCCTGTTTAGGCGACCATCCATCAGGAGCAGGATGATAGAACTTGTCATTCACATCAGGGAGAAAGTATTGCACCTGCATTCCGGCAGGTTTTGTCAGTGGTCTATTCGCAGCATGTAGAAGATGTGATTCAGAAGACATCTCTTTAAATTCATCAATCGCAGTTTTGATGAATCCTGTCTTCTCTGGTTCTACTGGAAAGCCAGGATAGGCAACACCTTGGTCTTGACCTTCTTTCGCTGGAATATCCATCGTGAAAGGATTTTGCGGCGTGAACTCAATGGAAGCGTCAATGGGCGCATTCTTCGTTCCCTTGTTAGGAACGTGAATATCACCTACCGCTGATTCAATGACATTGTCTTCCATTAAAACCATCCTTTTTTCTTGTTGGCTTTAAAGTCTTTTTCAATAGCTTCTTTGTTTGGATGATAAGTCGTCACACCAACATGAGGAGCTACGAGGAATAGATTGCGCTGACCATTAGGGGTTTTAACCACGACATCCCATTGGTTGCCTGCACGACCTACCAATTCAACAGGATAACGGAATTCTTTCATGCCATCTTTCGTCATGACATGGCGTGAAACTTCTGGCGCTGTTGTGCTTAAGATTCCACTCTTCTGTGGTACTGATTCCCAATAATCATTGGGGCTAGATTTCTTAGCTTGTTCAAATGAAACTGAAAGTTGATTTAACATATCTCGCTGAACATACGGTGTGATGTCATTACCTTTGTAACCGAGATACTTCTCGATTGGACTATCAGTCTTTTGCTTAAAGCCATTGACGTATGTGTCGCCATAATGCGTATCAACATAGTCCTGTGTCATTTTCAGGGCGGCTTGATAATCACCACGTGTTGCTATGAAGTTTGAGTTCAACTGATTGTAAATATCATTACCGTAAATCACACCAAAGTATGCGCCACCTAATGCAGCATTGTGACGTGAATTCAATCCGACTTCTTGAAGTGCAAAATCAGCAAGTGATTTATTTGAACCTAATCCACCAGCACCTTTGGATGACAAAATAAGATTCCAGGAATTGTCTAATGTCTTTTGCATCTTCTCATCGACATTGGATAAGTTATCAGTAATCTGTCTTGCCAAATCAGTATCAGGCATTGAGCCACGTTGTTGCTGAAACAAAGTTGCAATCGCTTTAGCTTTCGTTGAAACACCTGCGTAAACGCGACCTTGTTCCATGTCATTCAACATATCAATCTGACTTGCAGCGGAAGAGATTGCGACTGGGTTTCCACTCAGCAATTTATTCTCAAGTGATTTCTCAAACACGGGAACTCGACCACCAGCGGAAGCTGCAACTTGAACTTCAGCTTCATCATTACTGATTGGTGAACCTTGTTGTTCTCTTTGCTGAACGTAACGACCAACTTGCATATAAAAAGCTTTGTTAATGCCTTTCTCACTTAAGCGTGCAAATGAACTTGGGTCATTCCACGATGACAATGCGTTATTCACATTACCTTGTTCAGTGTTGTAATTCTTTACTGCATTGATGTAATGAAGTTGGGCTTTCTCATAAGCATCGGCTGAAACATTATTTTTTAAATCCTGAAGCTGAGATGCCATATCAGGTGCCATTGGATTCATGGCAACGCTAGTTTGGAATTTCGCTAAACGAAGTGATTGGTCTTGAGAGCGCATTGCATCTTGATGATTAACGTACTGCATCAAGTTGTTTGTCACTGCCATGTAATCAGGATTACTTTTATCTGACTTCTCAGCAACTGACTTTAAAAATTCTTCGCCTTTGCCTTGAGCGCGAGCTTTCTCATATTCATTAATCTTTTTACCACTGAGATAACTTTGACGTGCTGAATCAATTCTTGATTTTGCATCTTCAGGTGTAATTAAACGGGATGCTACAGCCGCTTCATTTAATTTTCTTGTATTTTCGATTGCAGCAAGTCCAGCTTTTTCATTACCATTAACACCGAATGAATAAGAGTGTTGTGCATTCATATCACTGGCATAAGCCGTTGTGTTCTTCTGGTCTTCTTTCTGCTCTCTTAGCATACGACTTGATAATGATGCGTTCTGGTCAAGCATCGCATTACCAAATTGCAATTCCATACTGGGTTTTACAGCATCAGGCGCATTCTTTAAAATATTCTTTAAACCAGAAGTAATGTTTTGGTTTGTCTTATCAATCAATTCAGGAGTAATACGATTAGCTTTAGCTGTTTCAATATTTGAATCAGTAATCAGTTTATTAGCTTGAAGACTCAATGTAGCTTGAGCTTGAGTATTATAACTATTCTGCATCGTCTTATCGAAATCAGTTAAAGGGATTCCGATATTGCCTTGAGGGTTTTTACCCATCTCACCGCCAATCTTTGTGGCGATTGCAGTAGACGCGGCAGCGGCGACATTTGAACCTATGAAAGACATCCAATTGGTATTGGCTGCATAGTTACTCATTGCAGACTGAAAGTCAGGAAATGGGGTCACTTCAACCTGTGCTTGGCGATGATAAGGCGCTGGCATTTGCTGGCCACCACCTACACCTGGAACGCTCTTAGAAAACTCTAAATCAGCCATTATTACGCTCCTGCCGCTGAAGTCATGCCAAAGCCTTGGCTAGCCGCTGACGCTCCACCTTGCCATCCTGAAAAGCTTGATGGGAATTTGTTGAATGTTCTTTGTGCAAAACTTTGCCATAACTTTGAACTGTCGCCGCTATATTGCAATCTTGACATGGCAGCATTCGCACGCAATTGGTTCTCTTTGCCGAGCAGGTTTAACTTTCGGATTCTTTCATCAGAATTGAAGTTAGCGACAGATTCGTTTAAAAGGCTCACAGCGCTTCCGCCAGCGGTTGATGTGCCACGGGCGGCATTGACGGCTATCTGGCTGCCAATCGTTTGGCGTAGTTGTTTCATGGCTTGCAGGCTGGCATCCTGAGATTCAAGTTTGGTTTGATAGAGATTGGCTTCAATTCCAGCTTGCTGGACTTTCATACCCATCTTCATCATCTCGTCCTGATTCTTCGTGCCGAAGTAGTCGGTTATCATTCCGGCAGCTTGCATAGCTAGCAATAAATAAAACATAGTCTTCCCTTCTTAAATCTCTACTGAATAGAAAAGGCCAAGTAACTGAATATCAAATGGGTCATTATGTTCAATCGTGAAGACTGGGTTATTAAAATCATCCCACGCTTTCATAATACTCATTTCAAATATGCCCCTTTCAGGAAATGGCGGTTCGCCAATATTCGCTTGGTCAAAGGGTGCTAATGCTATTGGCACACCATTAATTGTACCACCGATGGTGTTATTAAACATGAACCTAACCCATTCTATGCGTTTAGGCTTCGTAATCGTTGTCTCTTTAGCCGAAGGGCCGCTAGAGATATTCAGGGGCATCGGTTCCATAACGGTGTTAATTGGGAAGCCTATGAAGGCTTCAGATACCTGAGTCACCACCCCATGAGCATCAAAGACCACGACATTCCCAACATTATCTTCGGCTGGTGAATCAAAGCCAAAGCCATCCCCTACCATCTTCACGTCCTGGGCATTGAATAGAACTCCTGTTGTAATGCTAGAAGCAGGAGCGCCAGCATATTGCACAGCACAATCCAGGAAAACCTCAGTGGTTAGTTCTTCAAGGGTGAAGATGGTTGACAAAGGCCACGGTGTAACCGTTGTAAGGTTGCCAATGTTTATCCATTCGATAGGGTTAACCCCTGCAATCGCGTCTTCTTGGGTAAGGTAAACCTGAAAGTTATCTACCGTTAACCCTACCGCCCAGTAGTAATTGGTCGTAGTGACTTGAGGGCTACTAGCAGCCAAAGTACCAGTCGTTGCGAATTTAACCGCTGTGGGTGAGGTAGTCGATAGATTGACACCCAGAGCCTGTAAAACGAATGGAGAGACGACTGCATTAAGACCCACTGGGGATAAGGCGGCGGCAATCTGTCGTTGAACTACGAACCAGCAACGGCCATTAGAACTGCTTCCAGCTTGCAAGAAGTACGCCGAGCCATAGGACTGTTCCATAACCTGTGGGGTAAACCCTGATACGCCCTGCGTCAGAAGAGTTTGGAATACAGCCATCGTGCCATTAAGATTGATGATAAATACAAAGCGACTGCCAGCGCGATGCAGTGCAGCAAAAGGCGTTTCATCTTGAGGTTCACGTATTGTTTGCTCATTGATAATCGAGACAATATTGCTGGTATAAGCATTGTTTATCCCATCCCATAACATTTGGTGAGCATCATTTCCTGATAATACCAGGATTTGATTGTCAATGGCTTGAGGTTGTAAGACATCCGCAGGGGTTGAATCTTGCAACTGCAAGGTGAAATTATTGGGGGTGATAGCCGCAATATCCGACAATGGGCTTGAATAGATACCCGTGTTGGTGTGAACGGTAATGCTTCGATAAGGCACGATAAATCGAATGAAGTTCATGTTATCCGAGGTTGGATACCATGCAATTGCATCGTCATCATCTGTGGTCAAATCGCCATAATCTGTATAATCATTAATCACACTCGCCCAGAACCCATTAGGAAGACTGGCGGTATTCGCAAAAAGCGCTCGGTTCTGGTAGCTGGAACAGACCTGCGGCCAGCCTCTGACATCACTCCACGCAGGTTCTGCCAGGAATGCAAGGCTGCCTTGGATACCAGCCGTGCTATCAAACGGGGTTTGGGTAGCGACAACAAACTGGCTAGTGCTATTCACATTGATGATTCGGGATGTTCCACCCCCACCAATGAACGCACCCCCAATGTAAGCTGTCGTTAATGGGGCATAGGGCGAGCTTAAATTGATTACTACCCCATTACCTGTAGTGCCAGTAGGGGTGAAAACAATACCGTCATAGGACGTTACAGGGCCGTTAAAATCATAGACTGGCAGGTTCTTAAAGGTCGCAGCGGCAAATGTCCATGTGTTCTGAGGCGCTACAGTCGTAGTTCCTGTGCCTAATCCGGTAATCACAAAGGCACTTGAGGTATCAGCCGGATTAATTAAATAAGCTTTGGCAGCCTCTGGTGTGTCAAATAATGCGGCTTGAGTCGTGGAAATTGCCGCTATGAAGTAAGTGACACCTGCCGTTAGCGGTGGCACTGTAACCATAATCGTACCGCCGGTGACTGCAAAAATCACTGGCATTACCCTATTCGCAATAAAGGTCGGCGCACTGGTTGAAAAGGTTGTCGAGGTAAAGGCATTAATGGTGCCAGGCGAATTAGCTGAACGGCTTAAATCCATTGGCTTAAAGCTTTGACCTGATGTCCTAAACAATTGCCCTAAGACAGTTGTCGACATATTGTAGACGTTCAATGCAGTTAGCGACATTGATACGGTTGCTACCAGTAAACCTTCAAGGTAAATGTAGATATTGCCAGGGGCAAATAGTAACTGGTAAACGCATTCATTCTTGTATTGGAAGGTGTTGAAATAAATCTGGTCGAAGGCTGTAAACCCAGTTAGGGTCGATTCATAAAGTGTACCGAATCTTTTACCCGCTGCGCCTGTCGGGAAGGTCAGGACGTTCTGCGCTGTCTTTAAGCCATTGTTATATTCATTAACAGTGGCACGCGCATACATTAGGGGCGAGAGTTCTCCCTTCGAGAATATATCCTGAGACCATAAAGTGTATGGCATTTCATAATCCCTAACCTATTTGCGGCCCAATAATACCACTGATGTTTCTCTTGGTAAGCATTGGGATTTCCCATTCATTAAACTGAGGTCTATTTTGAGCGTCAGCCGCAGCCGCAATCGCCCATTGTATATTCTTTTGCGCGGTCAGCGCTTGGAAGTAGTCAGGCTTCTGAGCCGTTGCCAGGCAAAGGAAGCAAGCAATTTCATAGATAAAGTAATTTATGAAGTTGGCTGGAAATGTAGCAATTTCCGGCATGTAAGCATATTCCATGTAAACGGGTGATTGTGTTCCCCAATTACACCAAATCTGATTATTAGAATAAATCTCATACACATAGTTTTCGGGAATGATGCGTATGTTCTTCAGATAACCGGCAGGCAATAGGTAAATCTGCGTCCAGTTGGTCTGAGGTGGTGGTATTTCAGTTGTAAGGACTAATTGCTGAATCTTCATGGCAAATCGCCAGTTGCCCGTACTTAAGACGGCTGGCAATAGAATATCGAATGCTTGCTCTGCGGATATGACCATATCATCCGCATCGTCAAGGGTTTGGATAGGCTTATGACCAAGCAGCATTACCGCTAAAGAAATAATACTCGTCTTGGTATAAGCCATTCCAAAATCCTCTCTTCAACCGATTAAGAATTTGTTGGAAGAGTAACGTAGTACACCCAACACTTAAAGGTTGAATCACCCGTTGTAAATGCGCCAGTCGCATTCGAGATGTAAATGGCGGTATTTGCACAGGTTGATATAGGAGCGCCAGTCGATAAACCACCACCGAATCTAAACACGGTGCTAGCAGCAGCGCCGGTATAGTCGGAAGCAGCTTCAGTAGCTGATGCAGCAGGGCCAGCTAAGTGAGCCGTGTTACCGTATTGAAGACCGACAACACCACCAGAAGCATACTGCGCTGATACGAACGTCATGTTCATGACAACTTTGTCAACGACATTGATTTTGTTCGCGCCAGGTGCAGCAATAACTTGGACTGGGGTTGCATACATTCCATTAAACTGAGCAGCGGTTAAGCTGACTTCTACAACGTTTAGGTAGGAAGGTTTCAACTCTAAGGCGGTGCTTGCGAAGTCTAAACCATTACCGAGAGTAACTTCGGAATAGTTTGCTGCGCCGCCAGTTGGGTTTCCAAGTAACACATTGGCTGCCGATGCTTGTTGAATCTTCGCGTAGGTAACAGCGTTATTGACGATATTGGCAGTACCAATAGAAGTCGTTAACCCTGTACTTGCTGTAGTGACTGAGGTAGAACTTACAGCCGTTACAACGAGCGAGAAGCTTGCATCAGTACCATTACCGAGAATCCAGTCGCCAACGCAGAGTGACGCATACTGCGCCAAGAAGTAGTTGGATGCTGAAATCGTAGCAACGGTGTCATTTGGGCTGCCATACATAAAAATGTTAGGCGCGTTTTCAACAGTCGAGGAACCACCAAAAGGCACTATGGTTTCCTGACCTTGGTTTAAGGACGGTGATACACATGTCCAGTTCGCTAAAGTAAAACTCATGGCTAATACTCCTGTTCGTTAATGGCTTAGGACTCTAAACAATCGATTTCGATGATACCGAGATTATCGATTGTGATAGCGCCTGCACTGAAAATACCGTTTACCAACCAGGACGTTTCGCGTGGCAAGTAGTTAATTTCGGTGCGGAAGTCGTGACCGATTCCCATACCAGTTGACTGCTTGTGCCAGAAGAAAGTCTTTCTAACATTGGCAGAAATTGGCAAGCCACCTTCAACCATGTTAGGGATGATAATGATATTCACGCCCAAGTAATCGCGGACAAAGCCCTTATCTAACACACGGTTTTGTGTGTAGAAGGTAGAAACGAACTGGTCAGCCTGTAGCAAGCTTTGGAAGTTGCTAGCAGACATGGCAGCGAATCTTTCCGGCAATGGTACAGCGTTATTGTCGAAGAACTGAATAGCCTGAGTAAACTTGGAATAGGTCATATTCGTTCCGCCATTCACCACAGTTTGACCTGGGCTGACAGCGAGCGAGTTAATGATGATTTGGTCAGAACGTCTGCCGAGAGCATTCGCTACTAACATGGCATTTTCCATCTTAGCATCGAAGTTAACGGTCAATTCCTGAACAGAGTCAACCGCTGTAGGTGCGGTGTACTTTTGCAGGATGGCAGAAGACTGGGTGTAACCAGGGTCTTGAATGACCACGGTTTGTAAGTAGCCAGTAGGCACGGCCTGAATCTGGTTTACTTTACGGAATGATACGGATGCACCAATCACGTCTCGGCGGACGCGAACAGTATCTCTTAACAAGAAACCAAGAGATTGATATTCAGCTTTTACAAGCGCATCAAACTCTATCTGTTGGACGGCTGTTAATGAAGTAGACATGGCTTTTAACCCCTAAAATTATTAATCAAGTTTTTGACTAAATCATCTCAGGGCTTGCCACTTTTTAGATTGTCTCGTTGCCGAGGTCTAGGTAGTAAGTTGTCCTTTCATAAGCCATTTGTCAGAATGGTTCATGGACTGATACATATTATCAGCCTTACGCGCCTACTTTGTCAACAAAGCCAGGTGTATTTTTAGCAGCGACTTCCAGTCTTTTTTGGATGTCTTTACGGTAGTTCTCGTCCGTTTTGTACTTTTGAAGGTTATTTTGGAGTTCCATTTTAACGTCTTCAAGGGATTGGCCGCCACCGACATTGCCCTGGTTGTTCGGTACTTGGGGAGTGCTTGACATCATCTTACCTCTTAATTCTTCGAGTGCCTTAATGGATTCCGCATTGCTTAAGCTATTAGTGAGACCTTCATAGGCTTCTTTTGAAAGATTAGCCTTTGCCCAGTTATCCAGGGTAACGACTCGTTCCCTAGCATTCTCACCTAGCTTCTTCAATTCTTCAGCCGTGTCAGTCCTGAACTCGTCCACATACTTATCGACTGATTCTATCATCTTATCGATGAATTCTTGAGGCACCCGCTTTTCTTTAGCGGCAACCTGAAGTTCTTGAAATGGCACGTAGTCAGGGTCGAGGAATCGAGATTTAGCAAAGTCGTATTCGTCCGGAACAGTACCCAACCTTTTCTCAAGTTCGGCATTGCTGCGTGCCATGTCAGCTACACTCTTAAACTTCTCAGGAAGCCAACCAGGTCTATCACCAGCACCAGGCATCCCTTCGTCTATAAACCACTTTGGTTGTTCATTTTCTTCATTTGACATTGTTGGTCTCTGCTAAAATTTTCTGGTCATGGGCAGTTATTGCCATAAGAATCATTCGTGCGAAGTCTTTGAAGCCTTCAGCCCACATCACATCTAGCTGATAGGTCGCAGTGCCAGGCTTTGCCAAGGCTGGAATCAGGTAGCGCTGAGTGACGATTTCCATGAAACGTCTACCCTGTTCATTCATCTTGAAAAGCTCATAGACCAGCTTGTCAAATTCAATGACTGAAGGGTCTGACTTCATCTTCTCGATGTTTTCTTTGTACTGTTTAAAATAATCTTCGGGTTCTAAAATCGGATTATGTTGAAAGTCGTTTTCCATTAATTCCTCATTGCGACATAGCTATTGGTTGTGAGCTAGGGTTCTGGGGCTGTTCAGGCATACTGCCTGTCGAATTAGCCAGTTCCATCAAGCTTTGCTTATTCTGTATTTGCTGCGCAATAGTCGCAACTTGTTCAGGAGTATTCAAGAACCTTTCATCAATTTGCATCAGATTTGCCAGCATGTAAGGCGTGGTCTTAGGATTGATGTAAAGCTGTGAAGCTTCTGGCCCCATAATGCCCTGCATGACCTGGACGAACTGGACGAACTTCTCGACCTCTGCGCGACCATGAGCCAGCGCTAGAGGCGACTTGTACTTGAACTTCACTGGAAGCCCACCGACTTTTGGGTAGGGCAAGAGACCCATTGTATTGAGGATGTAAGCGAAGCGCTTAACCACAGGCCATAGGAACTCTTGCTGCATACGTGAGAATATCGGGCCAATCTTTTCAGCCAAGGTGGATTGCTTCATAGCAAGCTCATAGGCTGTCTGAGGCTGGACGCTGCGTGAATCTTGGGGCTGTTCTGCGAAGAGAAGCTGCTTAATCTGCATTCTCAAATCAGCCATCGTCATCTGTGCGAACTCAGGAGATGCGCTGTTAGGAAGGGGAATAAGAGGAACCTGCCCATTGCTACCAATCGGAGAAATCGGAATAATGGTGAACGGTTCGAGCTTAAATGTATGAGGATTAAATACAGCGTCACTAAATCCCATATAAGGTCTAAAAGTATTAAGGTTAGCAGAAGCAAGTTCGACCCTCGCCATTTCATTCAAGCTAATGATAGACGGTAGCGCTTCCATTACTGGGCCGCGACCCCACGTTTCATTATTGACTTTCTTCCAACGCCACACGATTCCAGGGCTTGAATCTAGCCACTGGAAGTAAAGCAAATCATTATCAGCCCAGACAGCGTATAGGTACTTCTGAGGGAAATTGGGGAAGTAAGCCACGCCTTCGTAAATGTTTCTGACGACTGCATCTGGGTCACTCGCCATCAAAGCGCGAAGGTTATCGCTGATGACTATTTGCGGCCATCGAGTATTCAGTTCTGAAATCTTTAGGTTCTGCCATGTACGGAACCATGACTCGATATTGCCATTCACCGCCTCTTCGATTGCCAGCTTATCGGCTGGAATACTGGTACACATGAATGGCATCTCATCGCTAATCTGGTTGATGATAAGCGCTGATGTACCAACAGCTAAATCGTAATAGCATTCGTTAATCGTGACATCGAAGTTTGAAGCATGGATGTAAGTAAAGAGCCTACGCATGTATGCGTCAAGAACCATCTGGGCTTCTTCTAGGAGCTTTAAATTATCTTCAGCACCTGGGTCATCAACCATCGCATCATCGATTTCTAGGAAGCCCCATTGCGTCTGTGGGGGTGTCATAGTGTCATGAATCTTGGAGACGAAGTTTGAGACGGATTCTACAGCGGTAGTGTCATAGACACGGGAGTTCTGAATGGTACCCTGGAATTCTTTGCCTGGCAGGTAGTAGCGATTTCTAAATGGGATGCAATAGAAATATGAAGCTTGCTGTATGGGTATCCATAGGTCAGCAACGTACTTAGCTGCGTTGTAGCGTTTGCGTAGCGTTTCGAGTAACGAATTCGCTGGCATCGCTACTGGCGGCATTCCTTGGGTAGTATCCATGTCTTAGCCGCCTAATTGAGAATTCATATCCTGTGATGCTGGATTACCAACGCCGAGCAATCCTGCCCCTTGCGAGCGGTAATTCCGTCTTAGTGAACGAATCTGCTTCTCTTCTACTCGGCGCTTCTCAGCCTCAGTCGATTTGCGTGCTTCATCGAGTTGCTGCTTCGCTAGATTAGTTTGGTCTTGGTAGGCTTTAATCTGGGAATTAACCATGTCTCTTTGGTCACGGTCATTCTGTCTGCTTTTCTTGGGGTCGTACATTCCGGCGGTACCAACGTACTCAACCGTGTCTCTCAAGTCTGTCCACCAACTCATAAGGCTCTCCCTTTATATCCAAATATGAACGTATATGGTCTTTGGCTTAAATTCTTCAGGACAAATTTCTCTGTCCACGTAAACAATTTTCCAAGGAACCTTAATTAATTTACGCAATTCCTTTATTTGTGAAAGGATTTTGGACACCAGTGTTCTCCCTCACAACAGATAAGTCCGATTTTAACTCATCTATTTGTTTTTGTAACTCAAAGACTTGATGTACGTTTAAACCTACATTAACAGCTTCCATCAATTGTTTAAACTCGGAAGCGGTGAAGTCTCCCTCGGATGCTTGCCTTAAAATATCAGCGTAGTGCTTGGCGGGGGATGCTTCAGGATTAACGTTGATTCTTATACGGGCGTTCTTTCCGATGCCGAACTTCGTCCAGCCCATGAGCTTCCAGTGTTCAAACTCATAGTTCATCGTTCCGATTTGGTATTCTCTATCCCGTATCTGTCTCCCTTCCTCATACCAGAGTTGCTTGGCGACCATCCGGCTAAAGTAATAGAGATTGCAGAAGAGTTGATGGGTTCTAACCCACGCAAAGAATGTCGTCTCAGCAATCATGGCTTGAACACAAAAGGCGCTATAGCAGCCATTATCTGCGTCCATCATGACCTTAATGAGAAGCTTACAGTGTTCTTCCTCTTTATATTTTTGAGAGTTCTTATTTTTAAAATGTTTATAGACTGAGTCTACTTCTAAGCCTTTAGTAACTGACATCGTGGTTTCATTCCTTAAATCGATGCTTTAATATAGATTCATTTTAAAGGATTTTAGAATTAATGTTAAACATTAATCAGTTCAGGGAATTGATAGTAAAGTCAAGTCTAAGTGACTTATTGCTTAACTCTCAAGATGCAGAGGAGCTTTTGGTCTTTACCTGCGCCGTTGAATCACTAGGCGGTACATACCTACAGCAAGTAAATGGCCCTGCACTTGGCATCTATCAAATGGAACCCGTCACCTATAATGACATCTGGCATAATTTCATCATACCAGATAACAAGCTAGGCTTACGCCTCTTTAATAATTTTGACGTGAATAGGATGCCATCTGAGGCTCGTCTTATCTATGACCTACGGTTTGCGACAGCCATGACGAGGATTTTTTACCTGAGAATCCAGGAGCCTTTACCATCCGCTACCGATGTGGATGCCATCTGGGATTACTACAAAAAATACTACAACACCCCCAAGGGGGCGGCTGTTAAAGATGATTCTATCCAGCGCTATCGTGATTTTCAGCGACATCAGTGCTAACGTCTGCGTACATCTTGATAAGGGTAGTCGTGTTCACATTGACGAAACAAACACGGCATAGGAAGCGAGAAACACGCTTGTATTCGATTCCTTTGTCATTCTTGATATAGAACCATTCAATCGGGATATAGTCATGAGGCCCACGATTCTTTCCGCATAACTCAATCGTCTCTCTAACCTTACGGGCTTCAGCTTCATCTCTAGCAGGGTGCAAACTCATAGTACAATCTCATCTGGGTTTAATTGTGGTTGTTGAGGAGCCACTTCTTTATTAACTAACTCCCAGTCATTTGCAAGTAAATCTTCAGAGCTAGCAGCGTACATGATACAGCTTCCTAGCGTCCTAACCTCAACGTGATTAATATTGTTGAGTTTATTTTCTACTAGATAAACCTTTGCTTTGCCGCTCCACTTTCCGCGCATGACGGTCTCACCGACGTTAATCGCTTCTAAAGCTTCTGTGAAATTCATCTACTAATTACCTACTAATTTCTACCGAATTGGTAGTTGTATAATTCTCATACAGGAATGACCATGACCATAATACTCTCGGTGAGTGGTCACATGCTGATTTAATAACGCGAGGTATTGATTCCAATTTTTCATACCGGCGATTATATGACACCCCAATGGCCCCGTCCACCTACAGCACGGGAAACATGTAACAAAGACCCCACCCCTTCTCTACCTTGACAGACAATGTTTCACGAAAAGGTTCCACGTAGAAAAAG